AATGTTTTCTTGTTTTGGTTTGTATGTTCCTACCTTTGTTCGTGTTTTCATATATACCAACTGGAATAATTATTCATTCGATCCGGATACATGTCGTCATTTGAGTTATTGTTATACTCCGGAAACAAGTTATTGTTAAAACTCATGTAATTGATAAAACGCTCCGTGTAATGCTGAGCAATAGATCTTTCCTTTTCGATCAAGAAATCAATTTCGATTTTATCTACGTTTTCGCTATTCTCAGACGAATGTTTGTAAACTCCTTTATTAGCAATTGTGTAAGCTGCGAAAGGGAGATACTCAACCATTGCCCAGTGGATTAGCATGGGCTTAACGTATGTCGTTACTAAACTTAGATAATTGCCCGCGAGATTGCCGGCTATAATATGGCCCTCAATCTTTTCAAGTAATTTAGTACCTAAGTAATTTTGGATATGTATATCCTGCGCAATCTTAATAAACTGCACGAACTTATCTACATCAACGTTACCATTTGTAGCGGTAAACTTTACCAGATCAGCGTCTGTAATTAATAGTGCCTGTGCCATTATTTTGCGTCTTTTGGTAAGTTAGGATTATTAGGAGAAAAGCCTTTCAACGGCAAGTTGTTAGGGTAAATTGAAACCTCATAAGGATTAGTTACTTTGTAACCTTTAATCTCAGCAGCTCTGGTACCTATTTGCTCAAACTTGCGATTAGATCCTTTTACGTTACGCATGAAAGTAACGCGTTCCCATTTGTGATGACATCTGGCTCCTCCTTTGAACTTAAAGATGTCGTAAGTATTGGCTCCGCCTTCACCAAAACCCGGATTCACTGCGCGCTGGCTCATTGCATCAATATCTTCTTTCCTGAATAATCGGTCCTGCTTGGCCATCATTGCCTTACAAAATGCTCGGTCTGGTGTTTTATTGCCAGTATATCGGTATCGAACTTTAAAAAACTTCAAAGAATCTACGCGCTCAACTTCTTTGTCTTGCTCAGACTTAGCGTTAGGTTTTGCGGATCCAGAAGAAACAAATTTGTAAATACGGCTTAAAATCGTTTCTGGCTGCATTTCTGCCTCTACTTTATACAATACCTCATCTAACTCTGTTTCATTCTCTGTAGCCTCACGAGAATCAACCTCAACCCACTCCTCAGATAGGTTGGCTTCATCTACTTGAGCCAATATAGCTTCAAGATCCGGATTCTGCGCGCTTAACTCGGTGCCGGTTTCCTCTTGCACTTGCTCCTCAGTCATTACGTTTTCCAGATCAGTAAATTCTAAGGGTTGTAAAGTTTTAAAGAAAAGACGAACTGAAAGACCATTAAAATGCAGGATAGTTTCAAAAGCGGTAATTATTTCATCTTGGATTGGTCTGATCACCATGTTATCAAATAAAATAGCAGAGTTTTTAAGCTCATCAGCATTACTTGAAAAACCATTTGTTGAAGCTACTCCAAATAATAAAGGAGAAGTAACGTTGTGGCCCAGCATGATCTTACGCATGCACTCCTCAGCCAAATATTCGTAATGTTTAGGCGCATCGTTTAAAGCAACTGCTTCCACAGTAGTGGCCATATCTTTGTTATCATTAAACGAAGTAAGTACCTTTTTACCTTTGGATCCGGTTAACTGGTTTCTTACTTTTCCGTCAATGATGTTTTGCTGCTCCTCAGTTGGTACTCCATTGTTAAAATTTACGATCATTGTAGGCGAAAAGCCGTTTTGAACATCATTAATTAAGTACTCACTTATTTCTTGCTCCAAAAGCGCATAGGGAAGCGAACCCTGATAGTCCGGATACGCATAATATTTCATACCTACTGTGTAGGGCTTGGAATAAAGAATCTCAACTACTTCATTCTTTCCGCCGAAACCGAAAGCCGGAATACGTTTAGGCTCAAACTTACGCGGATCCGTCCAATCATCAGAATAGTAATAGCCTTCTATTTCTCCTTCTTTGTTGCACTTTTCGGCTCTGAGGAGGTTAACTGGCATGTGGTATGCCTTAAGTATTTTGGATTTGCTTGCGTTATAGTGTACTTGTAAGGCGAACTGCCCCAATAACTTGCGGTCCATAACGATCTTGCGGATGCAATCGTCGTGAAATAAGGTTTTGACTTGTGCATATTCATGTGGTTTGCGATCTGCGTTTAAAACTCCTAATCCACGCCCATAAATTAAACGGGTAACATTGGAGATAATTGCCGAGTTGGTTGTACTGTGATTATATCTATCAATTAAAAATTGAAAGTAGTTGTTTTCGCCTCCAAATTCTACCCAGTTATCACGTTTGCTTTCAGTGATTACAGGTGGTTCATATTGACTTAAATTAACAAACTGTATGTTGCTGCTCATATTACGATAAATTCGTTGTTAGATACGTTCTCCGTATATTGATTGTAGTTTACACTAAAGTTAGTTAAAGGCGAATCTGTACAATAGACCTTATCACGATATACAACATTGGATCCGTTTTTTAATACAAGCATGTAACTGCGGCCCTCAACTAAATCAAAAGTTGCCGTAATGGAATGTTTATAGCCACCTGCAACACTTGAAGTAATGGCTACAGTTGTAGTTTTGTTTTCCATCTCATCAGTTATTTGCATTGTATTATATCCTCCAGATCTGGGAATAAAATTAAACGTCTGCGCTGAACTTGAAGTTGTAAGTACAATCATATCTTCATAACTACATTCAGTGGATTTTGTTGCAATTAAGCATTTTTACCTTTTGATGCGTTTTAAGTGGCAAATTTCACCCCTTATATATAAAAATTCTGTAAATCTATACACGAGCGGGTACATATGTATAGAAAAAAAGAAAATTTATATGCAATAGGATATAAAAAAAGGCCACTCGTAATGAGCAGCCTTTCCTAAATAGTAGATTGATTTTAGTTAGAATCAATAGTAGCTCCACCAAATACAGTTGCCAAAGCAGTATCAGTGTTAGCAGCTACATCAATAAAATTGGCGAGTAGTTTTTCGTTTCCAACCATTGTAAATGTGTAACCATTGAGATCACCCATCGCAACACCATTTGATACGTTGGCAGTAGTAACTTCAAGACCATGCTCCAAACCTGCAAAGAAATAAGATCCGTTACGAGATTTTACTACTGCATGCGGACGGCCGTAAGCCAATAGTTTCGCAATTTTGTGTGTAGTAATATCTTGGTTCTTCAAAGTGAACGTTAAAGTTTGCTCAACAAATGTAGTTCCGTTTTCGCGGCTTGAATTTACAACCTGATCAAAAGAGTTAGTTCCTTTTAATTCAAATTTGTAAAGTGTAGTAACACCGGCAACTGAATCAATAACGTCCGTGTTTGTACCATCATAAGTAATACCTGAGTAATCGCCGAAGTTAACAAAGTAGATAGCGTCAATTCCACCCACTGCTGTTTTACATACTTCCAAACGACCATTAGCTAAATCGCAGCTCATATTTTTAAAATTTTTTAGTTATAAAAAAGGGAGGAGCGTATACCCCTCCCAGATTATTTCAATTCAGCTAAGATTAGTTAGCAGAGTTTGTGATTCCGTAAGTAACCATATCCTCAGCAAAGCCGTAGTTAGCATCTGCGGTGAAACGCATGATTACGCGGACGTTCTGAGATCCGTCGATGTCTGCTAAGTCAATTACTTTAACTTCGTTCATGTCATTCATTAAACCAGTCGCAAAGTGAAGGTTAGAAGATGGAGTAGCAATTGCAGTGTTAGCAGCCATACCATTTGCCATGAATACAGGAATACCATCGTAGAACAAATCACCAAGAACTTGGTTGTTTCCTTTGTTATCATAACCGTTAGCACCTACACCTGAAGCACCAAAACCACCCAAAGCACGAACATACGCTTTGTAGATGTTTTGAGATACATACAATTTAAGATCTGGGTGTCCGTAAAGACGGGCAGGAATTGCATCAACCAACAAACCGAGCTGAGCAACAACGTTACCAGCATTTACAGTTGTACCACCTACTTCTTGTGCAGCAGGTAAAGCAGCATCAGCAGCGATACGAGTAGAGATACCATCAAACTCACCAGCAGTAGCATTAACACCGGTCCAGATAGTAGTTTCCATTTTGGAAGCAACTTTCTCAGAAACGTGAGCTAAAAGGAAGTCAGCGAAAGATTTTGGCAATACTGCGAAAGCAGAATAACCCATCTCAGCCGCTTGCCATGTAGAATAAAATTGTTTTTTACACAAAGTGATATTTACTTGAAACTCCTCCGGAGCGAGTACGCGCTCAGTAAGGGTAACTGTACCGCTTGCATTGTAGTCGCAAGTCGCATTTTGTACGATATCGTTTGTAGAAAATTTCTGAATAACCTCTTTGAATTTAACATTCGGGTGGATAGAGAATCCGCCTTTTTCCAAAGTAGGAGCAGACAATAAAGCAGCAGCGATATACTTGCCACTAAATTCGCCAGCGTAAGTTGTAGTAATTACTGGATTTGACATTTTTTTTAATTTTAATTAGTTAATTATTTGCTTAATTTTTCAAGGATTGAATCCATAGTTGAACGGCCACGTTTACCTGACAAGTTGATCAAGTTAACTTCTTTAGCGTTCTCTGGATTGTGTAAAATTGGTTTTGGCTCTGCATCAGCAGCAGCTAATTCAACCGGAGCTTCTTCTTTTTTAGCTTCCTCAGGTGACGCAGCTTTCAATGCAGCCAATTCTGTTTTTAATGCTTCGTTTTCTGCAGCAAGTTCTTCCATCTTAGAAAAGAAAGTTTCTTTGATAATAGACTCAACTGTTTTCTTTACTGGAGCTTCAGCCGCCATTTCTTCTTCCATTGGTTTGCCAGCTTCAACTTCTGGCTCCTCAACTTCAACTTCAACTTCTGGCTCTGCAGCTTCGCGGATATCAGCAATCATACCTTCCTCCAATACTACTAAAATACGCATGTCTTCTAATTCGTATTCGCCAATTGGTAAAGGAATCTTTTGATCGTCTTCAGTTACAATAAACACTTCATTGCCGGCCTCAAATACATCTGCTTCCAAAACAGATACGCCGTCCGTTAATTTCATTTGCTCTAACTTTACTTCCATGCCGAGTAAAGATCGAACTTTGTTTAAAATTTTGTTGTCGCTCATTTTTTTTCTTTTATACGTCTTTAACTATACTTGTTGTAATTTGTTGCGTTTTTAATTGATAGTCCTAACGTTAATAATATTAGTTACTCCTGTTGGAGATGATCCATCTCCGGTAATTGATCCGATGCCCTGCGCTTGAAGATCACCGTTGCAACATTTAACAGAATATTTACCATCTGCGCATAAACACGCACGTTTGCCTCCTCTTGGGCTTGACTTACTTACTGTTGCTTTCATTTTATTATATGTTATCAAGTTGACCAAGCATTCTTTGACCTTTTTCACCACGTTGTATATCATCTTTGAAACCTTTAATCCATCTTTCAAATGCCTCGATTGCACGAGGCTCTCCTAAATCCTGAGCTGCCTTAAGGCCACGCTGAGCTTCCAATAAACCTTTTTTGTTTAAAGCAATAGATTTTTCAAGTTGCTGAAAAGCCTGCATCTGGAATTTTTGCAAAACGAGTAATGATCCGGCTTCCATATTAATGTTGGATAAATCATCTAACAAAGCCAAATCTACTTTTTGAGTTGCTAATTTTACTTCATTGGCATTGCGATCCAGTTCCGCAATTTTTTCAAATATTTTTTCTACTGAATTTTTCATACTATTTTAGTAATTCTTTAAGTTGATTAATAATTTCATTATTGGTGTTTTGTTGGATTGACATTTCATATTTATCCGCAAAGTAACCTTCAATTGAAAAGCCTTTTACTTCTCCTGATTTTACTTTACTCCAGATATCGTCATTGTTTACCTTCATGCTGATCATCCACGTTCCTTTTGGCAAATCAAAGCCATATAAACGGGATTTATCCGATTTAGGGTCATCAATTATCCAACTTTCAACTACTGACATTCCATCTATATCTTTGGCATGCTCCAGAGTTGCGTTGTTTTGGTTTGATCGCATCAAAAACAATTCAGATGCTTTTCTTACTGTATCTTCAGAAAAGAATATCTCCCACTCGCGTTTCGTCTTTTCATCATTGCGATAAATCTTTTTATTAGGCGTTAAAGCTGGCCCCATTAAAATACGCTTCTCAGCATTTACTTCTTTGAGTTGTACTTGTTGCTTATTCAAAGCAATAAAGTTTTCTTCAATAGCAGGATTTTCAACAACGCTTACGGCTTCAATTCCGTGTTGCGGATCCTTCTCATCTATAATTAATTCAATTAATTCCATACTGCGTAAACTTAAAATGTGTTATAATGTTGCGTTTTCAATTCTGTTACGATCCAAAGACTGAGCAGTAGTAACTGCGCCAGAAACTACATACGCTTGAATTGGTTGCTGCTGCAATTGCGCTAACTGATTCATACCGGAGTTGCCTACTACGTTAAATGTAGGTGCAGAAGATATGCCTGCTCCTGAAGGTTCTCCACCTTCAATTGTTCCGGGAGGAGGAGGAGATCCACCACCTAAATTTTTCAAGGCCTTAGCTGTTGCCGCAATGTTGGCCGCAATACCAATACCTGTGCTAATATTGTTTAGTTTGGTTTCAGTTGCTGCTAAAAGGGCTCCACCCGGAATAGCTGCATACTTTAATTTTACTGCAGCATTTGCAGCCTTTGTAGATATAATCATCTTAGCAATACCAACCGCACTCTCAGCTATTAATGCGGCCTTCTGTAAGCCCTTTTGTTGCTCGAATAAACTTGCTATTAATTGAATACCCTGCGAGGCAACATCTAACTGCTGCATCTGTATTGCAATAATAGCTTCCGATACTGTCTTTTGATTTTCTACTCGTTTTTCTCCTGCCTCTTTTTCAGCAGCGGCCCGTTTATCAAGTAATTGGTTTTCGTATTGTTCAATTTGGATATCTAAAGCCTGCTTCTGTTCATTGTAAGCAATCTCAGCATCTAAACGTGCCTGAGTTCCTTCCTTATATAAATCAATTTGATCCTGCAATCGAGCTAATTGTAGTTCGCGTTCTTCATTAGCAATATCAATTTGAGTTTTAAGTTTTAACTCCTCATCCTTTATAAATTCGGCCGTAGCTTTTTTGCGCTCAATACCCAATGTAGTTTCTGATTCAATTCGGGCATTTGTAAGCTCATCAAGTTCTCTTTGTAGTGCAAGATCATTTGCTAACTGCTCGGATCTTAATCCTTCAATCTGGGCCAGTACTCCCTGCTTATTTGCTAACGCCTCAGTTAACGCAACTTGCGTTTCAGTATTTTTATTCTTATTAGCTTCTAATCT